CGTTGGAGTTCATGCGTATCTCCACCACACGCCCCGACGCGACAGCGGTCAGATCCCAACCCGCATAAACCTTCGACGCCAGGACCGGCAGATTACCCACCCTCACCCAAACGCCACCCCTATACACGTACTCGGTGTTGTTCGCCACGGTGCCATCACTGGTGACGAGGGCGCGTTGCCCTTCGCTCGCGCCGAACGCGTTGAGTGTCGCCAGATTCAGCACGCTGATGATGGTCTGCTGCAGAATTCGCGGAGCGGTATCATTTGCGGTTCCGGATGCCACTTGTCCCAGCACCAGCCCGTTTATCGCGCTATCCGCTGTGCTGGCCGGGAATGACTGCAACAGTATCCCCGGCGTGCTGCCGTGGGATTGCGATGGGTCTGACAGCACCAGTGCGATCTTGTATGTGCCGGTGCTGTCAGCAACGTTGACTGTTGCCTGGGCGTCCAAGACATAGGTGTATGCGCCGACTCCCGTCCAGGGGCATATGACTCCTGCGTGTGGTTTGACGGTGACGGTGGTGCCACTGATCGACAACAGTGGGGACGGGCTTCCGGCCCGAACCCCGGAAACCGTGCCGAACGCCGTGCCGTCAGACGGTGTCAGCAGGGCGTTCACGGCCTTGCGATAATTGTCGGCAGTGTATTGCGGACTGCCGTTGAGCTGGGTGAGCGGATGGGCTATGAGAGCCATGTGAATCTCCTTAGACAGTGATGGGATTGGTGTACATGACACTCAGCGACACCACCACGTTGACGGTGGTGGCCACAGAGCCGCTCCCTCCGTTCGGAGGGCATGCACGCAACATGAAAACGTCCCCGGCGCGTACATGTCTTGTGTACGACAGGGACACGGGCGGGTTCAATGGTGCCAACGGTCCGGAAACGTCAACCAGTTCCGACTTCGCCACCATGTCGCCATTGAGATACAGGTAAAAATAGTTCATGGGCGTGGTGCCGGTACCATACTGGTCCACTCCCGTAAGGGTGAATTCCGCGCGTTGGTTAATGTACCCATCCAAACCGGGGACGATATACTGCCCGGACTGCCACACGTTGGGTATCGTGGTGGCGACGTTGCCGATAGTCCACTCCTGATACGAGTATCTAGGGATGATGGGCATCAGACTCTGCCGGACGCTCGACCCCAGTTCAGACATGTCGCGGTCAACGGACTGCACGCGCCTGGCCAACGCGTCATCGCCATCCTGATAGAGGAATTTGCCGGCCATCACTCCCCCCCGTCATCGGATTGCAGTATCGGCGTCAGTTTCGGCGTCCCGGTGAAATCCATGGAGTAGCCGATGACCCTGGCAGTCCCGGAACTGCGATCGGGATACCGTTCGGCGGCCTCGCTCGCATCCCAGCCGACCACATCACCGAGAGACCACTCCACGTTGAGTTTCGGCGCGGTGTTCAGATCCACCGCAAACGACACCGTCGTGGTGCCGTCACGCAGCAGGGCGAGACGTGCCGCGGCGTGAGAGTCCAACGTGTCCGTACTGGTGATGGACGTGCTCGGCGTATACGAGTACGGCACCACCGGACGTGCCGGATCATCAGCCGTATGCCAAAAGCTAGCCGGGCGCACATCCCCGTCCGCCGTGCTCACCGCACGCACACGGTTCGCACCCTTGCCGCTCGACCAATCCTCCCCCACGGCGAACGAGGTCATCACCGACAAATCGAACGAGGTCATCTGACCACTGCTGCCGATACGATCCGCCACCCTGAGCACAGGATGATAGGAGCCGTCATCATCCACCACGGTCGATACCACCCATTCCGGGCCGTTGATCACCTGACAGAGTTCCTGGATGCAGGACAACACCGATTTATCGGCAGCATCGGTGTACGTGCGGTCGCGACGCACCCCGGACGGGTCGACGGACACTCTCAGACAGTTCCTGCACCCGGTGACGGCCCAGTCAACGACCAGCCGTCGCACTATCTCGGTCTGTGCTGCCTGGCTGAACGTCACGTCACCAACAGGCATGCGATCGAGATACGTCTCCCACGTCGCCAGTTTCAACGAGAGTGTCTTCGCCGCCAGGTCACGCTCCCGCGACAGGACCACACCAGCCCACAACGGCACCCCGTCCTGGACCAGCACCAGCCACGCAGACATGGGTTCCGTCGCATCAAGCCAATTCGAGGGACGCCCATCCCACGGCAGTTCGGCAGCCAACGACGTGTAATCCATCATCCGCTGCTCCAACCCCGACACCTGCAGGTCGGGCAGTTCCGCGATAGGCACCCCATCGACCATGCGGCACGCCAACCACGTCAACTCGCTCATAGCCACGCCTCCCGGAAACTCACCGTCAACCGGGCACCACCACTACCCGACTCCGCCGAAAACGCCCACGTATTCACACCAGGCGACGCCACCGACCACTCCCGTCGCACCACCGCTCCACGAGCCGGATCAGAACCATCGACCAGCACCTCATGCGTCTGCCCATCGAACGTCACATAATGCCCTGTCCCCAACACCAGACGCAACGTCATACGTTTACCGGACTGCACATGCTCCACACTCGGATTAACGCACGGCCCATCAATACGCAAAGACACCGCTCCAGGTGCCGAACCACCATTGGACAACGCCACCATGCCCGATACCGTCTCCTCGGGAAACACCCACGAATTGACCGACCCGGCACCCCCGAACACATACGGGAACACCATGCCGCCAACCGATGCAGGCAGACCGGTAACCCCTGAGACAGGCGGACCCGCAGTGAACACATACGGGCTCAACGACGTCAACTGAATGCTCCACGTGGCCAGATGATCGCCCTTCCACGTGATGATGGGCTGATCCGACTGACGCACCAACGCCAACCGGCCGACACCATTCCACACGAAATCAAGCTCCTGCGAATCCAATGACAACGAGCGTTTCAACATGTCCCAGGACGCCACCAGCGCCGTCGTGTCATCATTGCGCAATGCTCCACCTAGAGAGAACACCCTGCCAGCACGGTTAGGCCGGTTCGCGAAGAACCCGTCACCCCACATGCGCTGGGACGTGGACAGCGTACTCGCCGCACCGTCGAACAACCCGTCAAACGAATTGCACAACCATTCACTGCCATTGTCATCCACACCGTACAACGGGAACCCGTTCAGCACGGGGCGCACGCCACCATCCCACATACCTGCCTCCAATCACACGAACTGATTCACACGCCGCACAGCAGCAGTCGCAGCCTCACGCGAATCAGTCGCATAGATGTTCTGCGTAAGATTCATGCCAGAACCCACCATTGAATTCGCGCCTGCATTTCCTGAGACAAACACGGAACTGTTCGACATGCCGGAATCGAATCCGAGCTGGTCTGTCAGCGAACCCATTTGTCGGACACTGTTGCGCACGGTCTTCATCGAGTCATCGATACCGAGAGCCATGCCCGCGCCTACCATGTAGCCGACTTGCGATCTGAACACGCGTGACGGTGAATGGATGCCGAGCACGCCTTTAGCCCAGTTGAGTACGTTATTGCCGAGTTCGGTTATCTTGTCCTTGAGCCAGGTAAATGCGCCACCGATACCGTTAATCAGGCCTTGGATGATGTTCTTGCCGACATCGAACAGCCACGAGCCCGCGCCGCTGAGCGCCCCCATGATCGTGTTCTTGATGCCGCCTATCACTCCCGCTATACGCCCAATGAATCCGCTGACAGCATTGACCATGCCGTTCCAGATGCCGGAGAAGAAGCTGCTGATTGCGCTCCACGTACTGTTCCACGTGTTGCGTATCCCGTTGACTACGCCATTGATAACGGCTGAGATGGTGTTGATGATCGGCGAGACAAATCCGACCATGCCATTCCATACGGAGGTGAAGAAGCCACTCACGGCACCCCACACGCTGTTCCAGGTGGATTGCACGCCAGCTATCACAGAGCCGATGACCGAACCGATGGTTTGAATGATCGGGGTAACGAACGCGATCATACCGTTCCACAATGCCGTGAAGAACCCGCTGATCGCACCCCAAACCGTGTTCCATGTAGCCTGTATCGCAGTCACCACAGTGGTGATTACGTTCTGAATTCCCGTGATAATAGGTGTGAAGAACGCGACCAGACCGTTCCACACGTTCGTGAACACCGAAACGATGCTGTTCCATATCGTCACCCAAATTGCGGCAACAACAATCAGCACGTTCGTGATGACCGTTTTGATCGTGTCGAAATGCTGGACGATGAAGTTGACCACACCGGCTATCGGGTTGATGAGCAGCAGGATCGCCTGGCCCCAACCGGATTGCAGGAACGACCCTATCCAGTTGACAGCGGTCTGGAAGATTCCCGTGATACCCGACCAGAGATTCTTGAAGAACCCGGTGACACCGTTCCACACGTTCGTGATACCGTCAGCCACGCCCTGGAAGAACCCGGTGACACCGTTCCATGCCCCCTGCACGCCCGATGCGGCGGAGTCGAATACGCCGACGATTCCAGACCAGAGATCCTGGAAGAAGCCACTGACCTTCTGCCAAGCGGACGTAAGCCACGACATGAAACCAGCCCAGATCTTCTGACCGGTCTTCGTCTTCGTGAAAAACCAGA